GCGGAGAGAGGCTAGTAACCTCCCCGGTAGAGACGATTCTTTAATCTATCTATTGTCAGCTATCACTAACAAACAATTCGAATTAAATAAAAAATCGCGAATGGTGAGTGGTGATGGAACTTCGGTCAGCAATAACCGATCAAAGTTGCACCGTCCGGATCTAGATCCTAAGTTTATAAATGAACTAATGCGTTCACTTAGACTCTCTTATAAGATTATAGGAGGAAAGAATATAGATATACCCGGTCACCTGTTTAAATACATCAAGAAGTTAGGACCTATAGATGCTGTTAAGCATTATAAGTATTTCACTTCTAAATGGATTTCTGCCTTCAGTTTAGATATATTAGAAGAACCAAGTAATTTCGATGAAAATAAATGGTTTTTTAATAATCATAATATGTGTTATATGAAACGGAGATTGAAAAAATTTCGCTTCGCATTTCAACTTTGGCAGGGTAAGAGAGCCATTAGGGCACCATTACCTGATAAAGTCAAAGAACAAGACTATGAAAAATTCAGAAGTCGTTTAACACAAGACCTTACAGTGGATTATCAATTACTTGAAACCATAAAGAAGAAGGCAAAAGAATATTTTAGAGCATTCAAGGCTCCCTCTTTGCGTATGACTGTAACAAACAAGTCATGTTTCGAAGGAAAGAATCAGTATGAAACAATCAGGAAAGATTATAATATACCGATTATAAAACCATATCGAAACTTACGTGAACTAGCCATTAATAATATCGCTGCAAAATACAACTATGAAGTGTTCGAACCACATGGTACATCAGTACAACTAGATGAACCTTTAAAGGTTAGAACAATTACAAAGATGCATTATGGACAATTACAATATAAAGGATTACAAGAATCCTTATTACAATATATCCAAAAGAAATCTCCAGAGTTTATATTAACAAAGACTCCACATTATTATAAGAACTCATTAAAAAGTTCTGATATTTGGAATCAAATTAAAACACTCGTTAATGAACCATATGAAGAATATTGTTCAGGAGATTATGAAGCAGCTACAGACAACTTAAAAAGAAGAGTTATAACATCTATAGTTGAACAAATACCTATGGGTGATGCCCAAATACAATTTGGACCTGCACTCATCGATGATTTTGTAACAACAAATGGACAACTCATGGGAAGTATTTTATCTTTCCCTATACTATGTATAATAAATAAGTTTGTCTATGAATATGTCCAACAATTAGTACCAAATAGTTCATCAAGACCATTTATAAATGGTGATGATATACTTTTCAAGGCTAATAGGACATTTATAAATAAATGGCTCGAAATAACCCAAGAGGTAGGTTTTATACCATCTAAAGGCAAGAGTTTAGTCTCAAAGAATTATTTTTCAATAAATTCAAGACCATATTCAACATTAGGACCCCTGAAATTTGGAAATTTTAAATTAACAAATGTTAAAGGTTCTTGTGAAGAAGAGTGTCAAGCCTTAAGGGAATTCCATTTAGAATCCACAGGAGAACTATTATCCGAAGATAATATACACAAAAGTATGTACTATTTTAAAGATTTTGGAACATCTCAATCATTTAAGATTTGGAGAAAGTTTAAATCAGAGTACATAGATGTCGAAGCAGGAGGATTGGGATTATTTCCTAATAATGAAAAGAAAATGAAACCATTACAGAAATGGTATTCATCATATATCTTAACACGGTTAAAAGAAACAACCACTAGTCCCTTACAGCGCGAGGTTGGCGTCAGTCCGTATTTTGTCAAAAAACATGACAAAAATAAGAGAGAACCCGTACCAAAGTATTCGAAATATCGAAACAAGACAGTTAAGTTAACAACAATGTCAACACCTGAACTAGAAAAGTTAAGGTATGGTATGTTATCATCTAGATATCATGATTCCGAGGCGTGTGTGAGTGCACCACCAATAAGTGTGCATTTCCATCACCGCGGGTGATTTCAGCTACTTGGGCTTGGCTTAATCAACAGTGCCGTAATTGGTCCATCGATACGTGTGTGTCAC